ATGTTGAGTCCCAGATTGTTAGCCAGCCGAATAAACGTGTTAATAACACTGATCGCCTGATTGACAATCGAGATGACGATGCTTCTCAGCGTTCTCAAGGCGCCGTTTGCGATCTCCACAATTCCCTGCCATGCCGTATCCCAGTCACCCGAAAAGGCGCCGGAGAGAAACTTCGTCAAACCGCCGAACGCGTCTTGCAATCCGCCGATCTCTTCGCTTACATCGATGCCGAAAAGCGCTAACAGGTTCTTGATGATATTCGTGGTGAAAATAAACGCGTTCTCCACGTCCTTCCACGAACTGATAAAGATATTCTTGACGCTATCCCACACTTTCCCCCAGTCGCCCGAGAAGATGCCGGAAAATAGAGCAAAGATGTTTTTTATCTTGTCGAGCGTGTTGGAGAATGTCTCTGTTACGAAATTCCAAGTATCGCAGAAAATGCTTTTGAAGACGTCGCCTTTGCTGTCCCAGAAGTCTTCCAGATGTCCCCATATCTCTTTTGCTGTATTTACAACCTTGTCCCAAAGCGGTTTGATCTCTTTGTTCCAGAAGCCCTTGATTTTCTGCACGAAGCTCCTGATCTTCTCGATCGCTTCACCTAAAGCCCCGCCGATTTTGACAGGCACCTCCTCGAACTGCTGGCCGGGATCAAGGTCACCGACAGCACCGGTTATCGCGCCTGCGCTCGCAGGATGCAATATCTCAAGCTCGTCAAACCCTGCCAGACTGCGCTTCAGCTTGTTGCTCGCCTTCGTCGCTTGGCCGAGACCGTCCGTGAATTTCTTCGTCGAACCGACCGCAACCATGACGGTTTTCTTTCCGGCAAGCGCGGCAAAGAACATCGCCAATGCGTTAAACGCCTTTGTCAGCCATTCGACAATGCGTATCAGGACAGGCTCAAGCGCTTGCACGAGCGGCGCAATCATCGCCGCGAAACTGCCCTTCATGGTGTCTGTCGCCGCCGCGATATTGTTCATCGTCTTAGCGAACGCCGCGTTCTGCGCCGCCATGCGCTTAAAGCTCTCCATGACGCTGTTCACGGCTCGCCTGATGCCGTAATAAATGGAGCGCACCCCCATGAACGCAAGACCGATGCGGAGCGTCTTCTTCATCGCGCCGCCAAGATTGAGGGTGGACTTTTTCGCACCGTTTAAGCTCCGGCTGATCTCACGCCCGGCCTGCTTGCCGACCGCGCCCATGCGTTTAGTTTGAGCTGTCGTCTGCCGCACCGCCGCCTGCGCTTGAGCCCCAGCGGAATGCGCGATCTGTTGCATGGCATGAGCCGCAGGATTCGGTTTTGGTTGCGATATCTGCTCCAATGCGCGCTCAAGCGCTACGACCTGCTGATCGGCTTGAGAGGCGGCAAGCTGAATATCGACAAGGCGTTTTTGTTCGCTCGCCAAGTCCGCCGCCATCTTCTCCCTGCCGATGCCCGGCAAGGCGAGAGACAACTCGCTCGTCATGCGCTTGACCTTTTGAGCTTGAGCAATCCGTTGGTTGTCGTATGCCTCCCAGAGCTTTCCATAAATTCTGATCTGCTCTCTGAGATGACCTTCGTCGAGGTCGATCTTGATTTTCGGCATAGTGAACTGCTTCATCGCCGACGACGCCTTGACCGCGCCCTCAACCGCTCCCTCGCCTATGCCCTTCGAGAACTGCTCATAGAGCATGTCGCCCATGCCGTCAAGAGACTTCGTGATCTCTTTCCCGACCGACCTGATCTCGGAAGTGACGTCTCGCATGTCGATTGTCGGAGCTTTGACGTTCAAGCTGTCCTGCATGACTTTGCTGATGTCGATTGACAGCCTGCCAATCTTGCGCAAAAACTCTTTGTCGTCAAGTCGCAACGCCAACGAAACGGTTCCGGCATTGTCTTCCGCCATATCGTCACCCCCTTACTGTGTAGGATTAAAAAAAGCGGCCTTGAATGCCGCCTGTATCGATTCGACCTGCGCCCTCGCGGCGTCCGGGTTGTTTTCGATGAGTTTCTTTGCTTGCTTTGTTTGCCACTCTCGACGTATCCGCCGTTGTTCAGGCGTGAAGTGCTTGATGATATCTCCGTCTGTCTCCGAGCGGATATCAACGATTGCGCCCAACGGTGTTTCGGGACCTATTCCGGAGAGCAGCGCCGTAAACTCTGACCACGGCATGTAAGTTTCATGCCTCAATCGGATGCCGTACTGTTGAGCAAAGGACGCCTCGATCAACGACCAGTCTTCAAATATGTCGTAGTAATCTTTCGACGAATCGTTAATCTTTCCGAAATCGCGCCTCCGCGTCCTCGTAACTGATCCCCTGAATCGCCGCCATGCACCCGATGGACAGAACAACCATTCCGCTAAGACTTGTCGTCGCTCCCGGGTGATTCTTTTCGACCTCTTTGAGCTGCTCCTTTCCTAAGAGCGACTCCAGCAGAATGTCCATGCTTTTAATGCTGTCTTCATCCGATAACTTGTCTGTTGCCGACTGCATTTTTAAGATGACGTTTTTGTCGTCGTTGATCGTGTATACCTCGTCCTCCGACAGCCTCAACTGCGGGACAGCGGCTTCCAACCGCCCTGTAATGTCAACGATGTGTGCCATGTGTTATCTCCTTTTGTCATTTGTTTGTAACAAAAAGGGCGAGAGATCGACCCTCGCCCCTGCGTTGTTGTGCGGATTGTCCGTCCTAATCCGAGTAGACGTTCACCATCGTCTCGGATGCCGGGAAGATGTACCCCGATAACCCGCTGATCTTGACGCCGACCGTGCCTTGCGAGACGGCGCTGATCGCAATCGTCCACACCTTGTTTGCGCCCGTCAACGCGCCCGTTGTTGCCGCTCCGGTACCGGCGCTCAATGTGATGTGAGACGCCAGCAAGCCGGAAACGTCCTTGTCGAGCGTGATTCTGATCGCCGTGCTGTCCGCTGACCCGGGCGCGCCTCCGACCTGCTCAAGCTTCATGATCGTCATAACCACGCCGCCTGATTCAAGATAAGTCGGCTTGCCGTCTGACATAAGCTCGAACTCAAGCGCGCTGACGTTCACCGAATCGCCGCCGAAGTGCCTGCTCACATTGACAACGGTATCAAAGATCATCGCGTCGCCGTTCGGGAACACGACCGCTGCCGTTGTGGTGCAATGCGTTCCTGTTTTTAGCGCAAGTCCGGCGACATAATCGTTCCCCGGATCGCCCTGATAACGTTTACCGTTAAGACCAATTCCGAAGCCCTTGCCGGTCATCAAGCGACGTACCCAGCCTTTGGCGTCCATGGGATTCCACTCTTCGACGTTGCCATCGATGGACGGCTCGAACGTCTCCATTTCCGCGATCTTAACCATCGCATCAATGGCCGCCCTGTTATGTGTCGCAATTTTGCCCGTCAACGATATCTTAAATTCGATATCGAAAACGGGATAAACACCTAAAGATGCCATTTAGTTAACCTTCCTTTCTGAAATAAACATCGAAATCAAGGACGCACTCGAAGATATCTCTGTCGCCCTTGCCGATTAAAACGGGCGCTTGCCGGGCATCTACCCAGCACTTGCGCCCACCGATTGTTTCTTGCGTACTGCATTCTTGCAGTCTGTTGTAAATCTCTATCGCCTTCTCTTCGCAAGGCGTCGCCGACGTGCCCCACCTGATTAACAGTGAGATCGCCTTAACTCCGTACCCTGCCGGACCGTTCATCGGCTTAGGCTGTAACAAGCCATGCCGACGGGCATAGACGCCGACAGCTTCATCTTTGGCTTTATCAATCGCTCCGGTCGACCAGTCGATCACCGGGAATAGCGTTTTGAGCCAGAGCATGACGCTTCGTGTAGTGATCATCGTCAACCTCCCATCAGCTTTTTAAGGTGCATCGCGAAAACTCTAGGAACGAACATGCCTTTTGCATGTCCGGGCAAATACGGATCAAGCCATCGCCCGCCAGCGTGAGGGTTCTTGTCCTGCCGGAAGTTAAAGTCCGGATTGAAGTACAAGCGCCGCGCATAAGGACCCATTGAGACGATCCTGATGACACCTTCGCTCGACATCTCGTAATCGACGTAAGTGAGCAAGTTCTGTAACGCTCCTGTATCAAACGGCATTGTTTGACTCATGATCAAGTCGGTCAAAAGCGAGTCGCCTGTCTGCTCAAGCGCCGTCGTTTTCTTGCTGTCGAATGACTTCAGCCACGCCGGATTAAGCTCGACCTTGACATCGGTGAATTGAATGATGCTCGCCACGTTAGATCAGCTCCAATCTCGTATGGTTTACAGACCCGTCCGGGTTGCGCGGCCTTGAGTATCCGATGATCTTACGTGCCGGGAAGTCTTCAATCTTCGCCGTGCCTTCCGTGAACTGAACGCCGGGCAGGATGTCACCTTTGACATGGATAACTCCTGCAAGCTTGACCCACTGCCCGTCTTTGTCCTGCACACGCCTCGCCTTCTCGGAGAAGTTGACTAACCCCTTCCAACGCCCGACCTCTTCAGGTCCGCCGTCGTCGCCTAAGCCGCCGTGTAACACGATCTCGCAAGGCGTCACGTCCCATGCGTCGAGATAAGGAAGTTTCGCAATCATCGCAACCTCCGATCCAGTAACCCTGTCGGCATGAGAAGAGAGATCGCGCCTTCACAAACCTTGTAATGCTGCTCAAGCGCGCTCTTCCCGCTGTCTGCCTTTCCTGCCACAGACACGTCGCCAATGGAATACCCGTCGATTGCTGATGATACCGACTCAAGCTCACCGTATTTGTAGGCATGATCGGCCTGCGCACACGTCGCCAGCTTCACCTGCGCCTGCGTAAACGCAGGCCAATCATCTAACTCGCCGATCCGGTACATCGTGGCGTTGTCAATCGCCCTGCTTGCGTCGGCTAGAGCCTTCTCAAGGTCATCGTCAGGGATGGCCTGACCGCCGTATGTGTCCTTGTAATATTCCGCATCGCAATAGGCCATCTCCTAACCCCCTTACTTCTTCTTTGCCTTAGCTTCAGGCTTCGATTTCAGTGCCTTATCAAGCTCAGCCTTGACTGATTCAAGTTCAAACCTTGCAAGTTCAAGCTCGGCTTTTGCCTGTTCAAGCTCGGCTTTCAGTTCCTCATACTTGGCATAAGGCACCGTCTTGCCGTGGCCGTGGT